ATATGTTCACAACTCTACGTCATTCATTTGTGTTAAGAAAGAAGAAGTTGACGCTTATATTGCTCAAGGCTGGATGCGAGGTCGCGGTCAACTTAAAAGACAAGACGTTTCTTAAACCAGTCTGGAAGATTATGCTTCCATTCATCGTAAAAATATTTGAAGTTCTGGTCTAAAATATATGTCACTGAGGTATCAGTTTCATGTCTAGTTGATCTGCCGCTTGCTTGTAAGATATTAAGCCACATTTTGTTTTTGTACCAACTTCCATCAAGCTGAGACTTCTTCTTGACACGTACATCGCCGAGATTTGCCCATGGAAGTTTGATGATCACCTGGAACTGTGAGAGATCATCGTGTAAGTCAACGCCTTCCATCATGGAGGGAGACAAAAGAACACTCCCATACATCGAACCGTCACGCTCATGCATCTCGAGCAGTTCGTCGTTCTTGTACTTTTTCGGGTACATGTTCTTCCCGGCATTAGCGTTCTTCAGAACGTCCATATCACGGCAGAGCAGACGATTCTGGTTCTTCGGTGAAACTCCGGTGAAGATGTGTTTCTGGATGTCATACGTCACACTGTGAATTATGCCACGTTCATCAGGGTGCATCTTAAGGATCTCGTCGATCAAACCTCCGACCTTCTTTACGTTCTGGTCATAGACTTCCTTGCTCAACTTAATCGTTGGCATCACGATCACCGGTGACAGCTCAGGCTTGAACGGAGAATCGGTCTCCATGAAGAAACACTCACTCTCCTTGATACCTAGTTCTTTGCAAAACTCTTTCTTCGTTCCGAGGGTAGCTGAGAGGAAGACGAACTTCTTTCCTAGCTTACCAAAGTACTCATGGAATAAGAAATCACCGTAGATGGGTGACAACTTCAGAACGTTCGCGTCAGGTTGTTTAGAGATGATCCAGCGTCTTGACAGTTCTTCAGGAGTTCCGTGAGTGTTGAAAAAGATCTTCAAGGGTTGGATTGCTTTATCAAGCTGATAGATCTTAGCATTTAGCTTTCTTACCTTCTCAGCTGTCTTATCTGTGAACCCCTTCGCCCATTCACGAGCACTAGCTCCGAACAGTCGAGCTTGAGGAAACTCCGTCTCCAACTTTACAGCGAGCTCTTGAGCTTTTCTCTCGAGGATCTCCTTGATCTCGATAACCTTGAAGTAATCTTCTTCTGCCCGTCCGGTGAAGATGATTCCACGCGTCTGCACCCCGAAGTCTTCATGGTACTTCTCTGGATCAATGTTTGACTCTGCGAAAGAGACAAGGTGATTTTCAATGTTGTGAGCTTCGTCAAAGATCACTGCTGTACGCTCGACCCAAGGGTTGTCCTCATCCTTCGCGAAACCACAGTGAGTGCTGTAGAGCATGTACACTGGGTTGGTGATCATAGCTTTCGCGGCAAGCGCGGCCTTCTTTTGATTGATGTAGGGACAAGTACTGTTGCGAACACAGTCTTGGTAGAGATCAGCATTCGCAGAACAGGGTGCTGCATCTACCGTAAAATTGGTATTCAGAGCACAGGTGTAGTTTCCTCTACCCTTGAGGTTGATCAACTCGTCCCAAGACTTCATGTACTGATCTTGGAGCTGCAGTGTTGACGTCAACATGTAAGCGTTGAAGATGCTGTCGGCGATCGATGTTGCGATGTAGGTCTTACCTACACCGGTTGGCAGAGACAGAGCGAAGTACTTATAGTTGTCCCACTCGCGGTGGATGGCTTCAACTACGTCGATCTGTTGTGGACGAGCCTTGATCTGGTGTGTTTCGAAGAACTTTAAGGGTTGAATCATTTGTGGGTCTCCGTTGAAGAGACATTATAATCTTCTGCTCTTTAATAGTACATTTGGCTTTCTCAAGCTCAACTTCGATGGAGTTACGGAAGTAACATGAGTCAGAATCTGGGAGCAGCTCCGGTGGACATAGAGAACTTCTTACTAGATACTGAAGCGCCGGAGAAAAGTCAATTTGATTCTCTCCGCTCATAGCTTCAGATCGTACTTGATTGTCTCGATCATCTCCATCAGTTCATACATCACCGACCGGAGCATCATGCTCTGATTAGAGAAAAGATTGATGTGGTCTTTTGACGGATCTTGACTCATGATAAATGCATCAAACGCGAGACGCATACCTTGTGTCAACTCATTAAGAGCAGTTCCCGTTCGAATAATCTTCTTGTTGGGAGGAAAGGCTAACATCGCTTCAGACAGATCATGCGAAGTCTTTTCAAGTGTCTCGACGATCTTTGCCAGAGTCTCACTGCTGTATGAGAACTTTTCGCACTCAGCAATGGTATCGATCAGATCACCACTAACCTCAATGATCTCCTGTCGAATGCACTTTCCGATCACGAAGCTCCTCAAAGAGACGCCCGGATTCTGGTACATAGCATCTCTTCCCTTGAGACCGTTCACCAGAGCGTAAAAGTGATCTGGTAGTCGAGAGATTGCCAATAGATAGTTGACGTTATAAGATTTTGATGGTGGTTTCTGTATAGTCCATTCAGACATGTATTATCCCTATCTAAGATTGAGGGCTTCAAATTGAAGCCCTCAGATTCATCACTCGTCGTTCCGACGTTCGGCGATCTCTCCACCACCGATGAAGCCCATGCCGTTGCGTTCCAGACCGGCCAACTTCGCCTTGGATTCCATCGCGAGACGTTCCAACCAAGTGTCAACTGATAGCTCTTCTTCACACAGCAGATTTGCCTGGCGACGAACGACGGCAAAATCACCAGGTGTCAAGTGAGGGATCCCATTCAGCGTAGACACCACACGATCATGTTCAGTAGTATCCATTGCGAGGATGTCAACCCCTGTCTCATTGATCAGCATCTTCAAGCGTTGCTCGCGAGTCAGAGGCTTGAATTCAAGTTTGAAAGCGAAACGCCGTAGAGCAGCTGCATCTAGTGAGTTGAACAGGTTGGTAGCGCAGATGAAGATACCATTGAAGTTTTCCATACGCTGCAGCAGCTCGTTGACTTGAGATACTTCCCAGCTCTTGGAGGCCATTGCACGATCACGGAGGAAGCTGTCGGCTTCATCCAACAGAAGTATCGCACCTTCAGCCTTCGCTTCATCAAACATCGCTGCGATGTTCTTCTCAGACTCTCCCACATACTTATCGAGTAGATCAGAAGCACGTTTCTTGATCAGCGGCATGTCCAAAACCATAGCCATGTACTCGACCAGTTGTGTCTTACCGGTTCCAGGAGGACCGTAGAGACACATCGTACCAGACGGACGCTTTTTCAGGGCCTGGATGATCTTGTCAACCGGGACGTTTCCACTGAGGTTCAACAGATCAAGGCTGTACTTGGTCACGCTGTCGCGCAGTTCTTCCATCTTCTCACGATTCAACGCGCGTTGGCTGTTAGCGATCACGTGGAACAAGTTGGCTTCGCCCTCTGGGCCCTTCAGGCCGAGCAGTTGAACAGCACGAGCAGCAGATTTGATCTGCTCGACGTTTAGTTCGACATACTTCGAGAGCTTCATCGCGATCTCAGGAGAGAAGCCGAGCTCATCGACTACCTTCTGAACTTCTTCACGACGATCAGCACGAGAACCGCCCTTCATCTCGACGTGGAGCAAGAACCTTCCCACATTATCGGTCGACACCGAAGATGGTGAGTCTACCAACCAGATCGATGGAACTGGATTCTTGATCATCAGCAGCTCATCGCTTGTTAGATCGTCGTCCTTGTTGCTACTGCTGGTACCGTCATTACCGAACATGTCGAGGAACCAAGATGGGCTACTGCTACCGCGAGTCAAAGCCTGGTCAGCTTTCTCGATGATCAGAATGACAGGCATATCCTTGACGGTAATGTGCTTGGCGCGTTGCTGGGCAACGTAGCAGATCGCCGGGATGTCACTTGATTTAGCATCCTTGGTGCGGATCTTCATCGGCTTGAAGCCGTGGTGTTCCTTTAGCATGTTGACCACGTAGCTCATCTTATCAAGACGACGACTACCGTAGAACATAACGTTCAGGCCGAGAGATTTCTCGATCATGTCTGTGACGCGCTCAACGCTGGAATCTGACTTGCTAACGTAAGAAGCATCCTCAGCTGCATCATAGGCTTGCTTCAAGAAGTTGCTGAGCAAGAGCTCATCAGCGACAGAAGCCTTCGCGATCGACCCGGAAGAAGATTTCTTCTTCTCCCTCAACGGCTCCAGGAAGCGCTCGAAGAATTTATCTTCATTGTCAGTGTAATGGGACAGAGCATAGACCCAGAAATCAGACATGTTTGGCAGTCGCTTAGACTTCGCGTCATAGTTGACGATACCCAAAGCGATCGGCTTGCTGCGGTCGCTCAAACAATCATTAATACCGTCTACCGACTGGTTTATGCCGAGCATCACCTTGTAGAAGTGCTCGAGCAGAGAAGAGTTACGGTTGATCGCGAACAAGAAGTCACGGAAGATCGCAGCACGAATGTCGACTGAGAACAGAAGATTCATCTCCATCAGTTTTCCCTCGGCGACAGATAGCTTGATTGCGTCGGTCAATCGTTGGATGTTGATCGTGATCGAGGAGATACGACCAGCAAAGTTGTCACGCATCACGTCAAACATCGCGTTCACGATCTTCTTCAATGCTTCACTTGACTCATTGTTCGTCTTGTATGTGGACAGCAGGGTGCGGTAGATCTCCGATGACAATACGAAGTCACGCACGTAGGTTGTGGTGATGTTCTCAGAGAATTGATGGCGCAGGTTGTTTACGATCTGCATCAGCTTCTCTTGCTTCTCGAGGTTATTGATAGAGTCAAGAGTCTCGAAGGCCTCTAGATCGAAACCTGGAATGATGTCGGCGAGGATCTTTGACAGAGCTTCATTGCTGCTGTCAACAGGCAGACCTTGTAGCAACGCGGTGAAGTAGGTTGAGAAAACGTACTCGTCCATCAAGATGAACGGGGTGCAGAGGGGGTCTTCCGACAGGTTGACCAAGTATTCCAGCAATTGTACTGGATATTCATTGGCAGTGTTTTGAGTCATCTCTTTTCCTCAGCTAGTTAGATAAAAATTTGTGATACACATGATGCTTCGATCTTCACCTTCCCCTTCACTTCTGGATGAGTCTTGATGAAGGTTTTGATCAATCTTTCGCGATCGTCCAGCGCGATCATACATGCTGTGATCGTGGGAAATGACTGTACATTAACTCGCTCAGGGAATTGTCCTGGAGTTGAGAATGACATGACTAGAACCCATGTTGTCAAAAGCATAGGCTAGACCTTGTATGAACGACGCAGTTCTTCTACCAACTCGATCGTCTCCCAGACGTTACCTTTGTGGAAGATGCTATGACCACCTTTGGCTGCCCACTCATTGACGTTAGAGTGAGTATCGTCGATCAGGACCTTATTTGGTCCCGAGTGCAGTTGCTTGTCCTTCTTTGGCAGCACGATGGTTGTGTGCTCAGGACCAAACTTCTTGGCAACCCACTCAACCTTTTGCATGCGAGAGCGCTCTCCGGGAGGAGCTCCTGTCAAGAAGATTGGGTTGAATTGTTTAGTGTATGTCCAGAGATGCTCGGCGTCAGGCATGAATTCCAGCGAACCGAAGAACTGCTTGTCGGCCATGACGATCTTCCAGAGGCCTTTGCCCAGTTCATGTGGGTGCTTCCCGGAAAGTTTGAAGACGCGTCCTTCAAAGTCAGCAAAGACTCCGTCAAGGTCAAGGTAGAATCCCTCGAAGGGGTTGAAGTCGATTGTGGGAACTTTCTTTGCCATCTTTTTCTTTCTATCACAGATACTACTTGTTAAATTACCAGGTTGGCTGATCTGGGTTGGATTCGAACCAACCTACCTCTAGCTTAGAAAGCTAGCGCTCTACGATGTGCTCTAAAATTGCTTACCTTCAAGGAGATGGCCTATCTCGTTCCGGTTTGGTCCTAGAAGTACACGCCACTAACGTACCGGATGCTAGAGCTTAAGTTAGATCCGGGTTGCTCGTGAGTCCAATGAGCTACAGACCAATTGTTACTTTTTCAACAGCTTGAATGCACCTTCTAATTTAACGATACCGCGGATCAATTCAACCTTATCTTGAAGGTTGTTTGATTCGACCGGTTTATGAGGCGGTTCAACTGACAGTGTGATGTGGTAGAAACTTCCGTCAGAACGAACCGCATCCTTACCGATCGTGATCGCAATGCACTCTACCCCGTCACCGCGAGCGATGCCTCTCGCGAAGACCGGCGGAGCAGAATCAAGCAATGTTACGAAGTTTTTCAGCTTTTCTGGAGTCAGGTTGAACTCGATTGTGACGTGGTGACAGATCACCTTAGAGAACTGAGGCCGAAACAACCGCAGAAGGTGTGCACGACTCTTTTCCGAGATTTCATACGCGAGATAGTGACCGGGCTGAAAATTCATAACATTCCTCATCAAGATGATGCATTATATCACGGTAGTCATCAAAAGTAAACTGTTACTTGATCATTCACTTTCGCTTACTGGATTGCCACTGACAGTGACAGCAGCAGCAACTGCATGTTGACGCTGACCTGACAGGAGCAGGTCAGCGATGTTTTCAGGCAGACGCTCACGTTTGATCTTCTTGAGTGAGCGGTGAGCAGCTTTTGCCGCATCGTCGACAGAGCCAGACTTTTCCACCAAACCCTGCAACAGTTCATTGCGAGATTGTTTCGAGAGGAACCTGAACAGATTGTCATCACGTAGACGCGCGATGCGTTCTACAATGAAGACCAGATCTTCGATCTGGATGATTAGATCCTGCAGTACGACGTCATTAATGAAGACCAGATCTTCGATCTGGATGATTAGATCCTGCAGTACGACGTCATTGTCGATCACTTGAGTTGGGACGGTTGCTGTTACATCGGTCATTTTGATTCTCCTTTGAGGCCGGGTAGATCTTCTACTGCCAATGGTCCCTCTCCGTAGAGAGAAGTTCCATAGACTCGCAGAAGGGTTGAAAATACATGTCGATTGTACACGTCATAACTTGGAGGAAAGTCCAAGTTATAGATACGTGCGATGAACTTTGCCACCGCAGCAGATCTTGAGATGCCAGCTTCACAGTGACAGATTGCGTGTAGAGTATCATCTTGATGTTGTTTCAAGAACTTCAAGATCTTGACCGCGTCATCTTCGTTAAAGAGTCGGTAATGTTTAACATCTGCAGCGTTCATGAGACCAGGATCGCGATCATCATACTCGAGTCTCAGGACTGCCTTCCAAGTATCATCATGCAACTTTGCTGGCGAGCAGTTCCACGAGACGGTGTCAGGAATCGCGGGTGTCGTCATGGAGATCAAGACACTCGTGTCTTGTCCGCTGGGTTCCCAGAAGATTTCAGCTCGTTGTTTTGAGACGAAGTTAGTGATCGTGAACATCAGCAGCTTTCAGTTCGAGTTGAAAACTCTTTTGAGATCTTGGTGAAGTTGGAATGGTACCCAGGAATCTTGTAATAACCTTCACCCAAACATCCCCAATACAACTCTTGCACAGCATTATCTGTCATCTTAGGCAAGATCTCCTTGATCACTTCTGGGGTCTGTCCGAGAATGTACTTGATCGGTCTGATGATCGTGTGATGGCCAGGCTCTTGAGCGAGTTTCAGGTAGTCCTCGATCGAGGAGATCGCGGCAAAATTCAGCTTAGCCTCGATGTCAGGAGAGTCTCCTACGTAGTTTGCGTAATATAGGAAGAACACATCGTTATCGATGTTGTCACGATCGAGGATGTCTACGAGTTTTTCTTCGTGTGTACCGGTGATGCGAACATCGTCTATGAAGATGAGAGTCTTCCCCTCGATGAAGTCGCGGTTGAGATAGAATGAGTCATTGTCGATGAGACTCTTACGTTTGTCTTTTGACAAGAATCCGTAGTCATTCGTGTAGCTGACCTTGCGGTGGATGATCGAGTAGTCCAAGTGACTGCCGTTTGAACTGACCAGCAATTCATTGAGCTTGTTCGCGAAGTGCATCGTCAGCACAGTAGCAGCATTCTTGATGAAGTTGTACGGCGACGGAATGACGACACAGTTGTTAGCGAGAAGATGATCAGAGTGTGCCTCAAAGAACTTGATCGCTAGCTCTCGTCCTAACTTCTTTGCTGCAGAATCACTACCGAACTTTAGCCTGGAGTACTCATGGGCAGAAAACCCAGAAGATTGCAGATCACAAAAGGAGTGAACGAAAAAGCGTTGATGGTTACCCATGATAAATTTCCTTGACGACGTTGAACAAAGTTTCTGGATTCTTGATCAGCTCGAACTTGAAACCAACTGCTTCAGCACCACCGTCACAGACTTCATGATCGCCGATATGAGTTACATTGATCGTGTTAGCTTGCTTCAAGATGTTCTTGAAGAACTCAGGATTCGGTTTAGCTGTACCGCAGAGATCAGAGTATACTCCAAAGTCAAACTTGACTCCTAGAGTTTTCTCCAAGAACGGATGCATGATCTTTCCAGAGATGAAGTTAGAATTGCTTCCAATTCCGATCAAAAAGCCATTTTCCTGTGCAAAGTTGACAGCTTTGATCACTTGCAATGGGACTTTTGGAGAATATACAAGAAACAACTCGTTGACTTTATGTATCAAGTCAAAAAGATCACTCTCATCAAGCTGTACTTGTAGCTCACTTAAGAGAGTACGATATACAGCAGGGGTATTAAAGCCAATGCCGTATATTTCGGCCTTAGTATCAACTTGACGTTTCACCTTGGTGTAAGCTTTGCTTGCCGATTCTTCATCAACTCCAAGCGTTGATGCGATCAGCTGTTTACGATGAGCAGCAAACACAGGATTTGGAATGATGAGCGTGTTCCAAACATCAAATGAGATAGCTTTCATCATCAATCCAGAATAGATCCTGCAACTTCGGCGATTCCAGATACAATCCCTCCGACTGCTTCGGCAGTGCCTGATGCAACTTCACCGATCAAGTTACATGCGGGTTTGATCAAGTCGATTGGGCTTGGAGTAAGAGCTTCTTCAGCTACTTCTTTGAGAGCCGAAACGGTTCTGGAATCAGAGTTACTATTATCCCCTCTGCGTCGTTGATATTCGTCGCAGGTTCCAGCGCAGCAAAATTCTGGATTACTGTGAATGGGGCATTTGCTCATCGGTAGCTCCCCACTTTTGCAAATTTATCAGGCATGTTCCATTCAGTAGGAAATTCGCCTTCTTCAAGAGTAGTGACATCAATACCTGTCACTCCATAATGGTCTTCGTCGAAGACTGTCAGATCACCATGTTCTGCTATCGCAGCTTCTATCGCTAACTTCAACTCAGATAGTTTCATCTCAATTCCCTCATATTTGAGGATACATTATATCATGTACATCAAGAAAGTAAACACGTTATTGTAGAGATCAATAAATACTTAACACATAGAGGAGATTGTCATGCGCTTGAAAGAATTTCTCATCGAATCTTCGATAAACAAAGCTTCAAATTTCATCAGTCAGAACTTGAACGAGAGCGTAGTAGACTACCTTCAATTAGTCTATGCTAAGCTGAAGAACAAGAAGCCTGAAGAACTCTTCAAGCAAGGATCTCGTGATGCTCTTGACCTTGATCACCTAGCGATGATCATCACAGGTCTGAAAATCATCGCCGAACCTGACTATCGTGCGAGCATTACAAAGCAAGACGTAGGGGTAAACATCAATGATGCAAAAGAGCTCTTTAACCTGTTGAATCAAGTAAACAAGCTAGGCGATGATCCAGCAAGCATCGTAAATGTTTTCAAGGCTCTCACCAAGCTAGCAATGCCATCTCTCAAGAGACAGCGACAGGAGCTAGAGATTCTGAAGGTGGGAGACGATGCTGAGCGTGATCACATGGCTCAAAACATCCAAAAACTGACGCTCAAGACTACACAACTATTCAACAAAGTCCGGGCAGCTTCAACAGGGACTCGAGGAGTAGACGTCCCCACTCTCGGTGACGTGGGACGTCTAACACCTTAATACTCTAAAGGCTTTTGCGAAAGTCCTCCGGCTGCTGCCTGGGCATCATTGATTGTTAGATCAACTCCACAGTCCATGCGCCAGGGACAGTGAGACAACATCCAGGACGAGCAGTCATCTTCTCCGAAGCAACAGGGTGACTCAGGATTCCGCAACTCACGAATGAGCTTCTCGACGTGAACTGCGTCTTTTCCTGAGTTCTTCAAGTTAGCTTCTTCATCAAGAAGCCGTTGTATGTCAGTCATCAAACTCTCCACCACAGTCCTTGCACACTTGAGAATCGTCAAGCTCGCAAGGTTCAAACCACCAGTTGCAGGCAACACACTCCATCGTGATTTCGTCAAGCTCATGTAGCAGTTCGATTGGAACTTCCTCGAGCGTTAAGTCTTCAACTTCGAAGACCTGAGAAAGAATTGTATCGACTGACTGGCATGTGCCTAGAAGGTCTTCACCTACCCTGCGGATCTTATCGTATCCGTCGGTGTCAGCACTGATCATGACTTATCCCTTGAAAGAACCTTGTCGATCAGCCCATAGTTGACTGCCCCCTCAGCGTTCAGGAAGTTGTCACGATCGGTGTCGCGCTCAAGCTCTTCCACCGTACGACCGCAGTGCTTTGCCATGATCTCATTCAGCATCCGCTTCATGGACAGAATTTCCTTCGCGTGGATCTCGATATCCGAAGCTTGACCGCGGAATCCACCCAGAGGTTGGTGAATCATCACGCGAGAGTGCGGTAGTGCAAACCGGCTACCCTTGGCACCCGCGGCCAACAGCAGTGCACCCATACTTGCGGCTTGACCGATGCACAGTGTGATGATCTTAGGCCTGATGTACTGCATCGTGTCATAGATCGCCATTCCAGCGGTGACTGAACCGCCGGGTGAGTTGATGTAGAGATTGATGGGTTTGTCAGGGTCTTCAGACTCCAGAAACAACATCTGGGCAACCACCACGTTGGCTGTGTAGTCATCGATCTCCCCGACAAGAAAGATTACGCGCTCTTTCAACAGTCGTGAGTAGATGTCATAAGCACGCTCGCCGTGCTGCCCAGAATCCACGACCATCGGAACTAGATTCATCGCTTTTGCTTCTTTCATTCTTCTCTCCTGTTTATGCACTGCCAAATTTGTAAGACTTGAATCTCGGTTCACCTTCATCTTTGTGAACGAAGAACCCAAGGTCATCTAGTTCTTTCTTGTCTTCCTCAGACACATCTTCTGGGTTGATCCCTACGATGTACATGACGTCATGCTCACAGTGTGGGCCATGACGGATTTCCATACTTTAGGAAGATCGTGAGAGCTTTGATCAGATCTTTCATTCTTCTCCTATTGTAATCAGTTTGTGTGTTGTCTCATCAAAGTAGACGATCATGTAGTCAGGCAGATCTTTCTTGATCGCCTCTGATACTTGTAAACCTTGTTCAGAGAAGGTCTTGATGTCGAAGGTCGGTTGCTTCCGTTGATTAGGATCTAGATAGTCATCGTTGTACTCGTAGAGATCACACCAAGCCATCAAGAGCTTCAACGTTTCAGCTGAGAGATTGTAGTTCTCTGGATCAACGTTGCAACCGTCAGCTCTCCACAGACCTGTAGAGCTGTAGTCTGCCATCACCTTCAGGTATTTGGGTTTGAATAGCCGATTGAATTCTTGCTTGCAAGTTTCCTGATCATTCAACAGGTGATCATCGTCCCAGTCGCCAATCTCTTTGACTTCAGCCGACATCACTTGAGGTGAGATGCAATGGTTTGGGTATCTTGTGTTCTCGATGACACTCTTGATTTCTTCAAGATCTAACCCGTCGAAGTTGACGATCAACAGCTCTATCTTAATTGCCTGCATTCTTTTTCTCCAGAGTTAGATGTACAGTTTTGCCAGTCCTTTCGCAGTAGGACTTGATCCATTGCTTGTCACTGATGCGCAATACAACTTGCTTACAATGCTTGCATACATAGCGTCTCTTACGAATTTTCACTATCACTTTCTTCTCCGGTGAAAGCAAGATAATCTTCCTTGCACTTGAACTCATTCCACCCAGTGATCACAACAATGACGTCGCTGTCGTGAATTTGACTCCGTGCAGATTCTTTCAAGAATTTATATGACGGGAAATTATCACTTGAAATCCAAAGGTTCCCATCACCGACTCGGTATCGATTCTGCCACGTGTAAGTGAATAGAAAGTATCTCATCTTCTTCATTGTGTAGGATCCTTTGCCCACTCATAGTAATCACGAACACCTATCGAGCAAGGACGATCAGAATCACTACCAAGCTCAAAGAAAACGTGGTAGATCTTGCCTTGATAGTGATATTGCCGTTCTCCGACGTGAAAAGAACAAGTTTCATGGAAAGGCTTTAGACCCTTCAAGTTTGCCCATACACCGTCGGCTTCAGATTCCAAGAGATCAACGACTCGATAGTCTCCGAGAACTTCTTTCAAGATGTTGAAGTTTCGATCTTCTGCTGCTTTCTTCTTGTCCGCAGGGCAGCCGCAGCGTGAACGTGGCTTGTCATGGTCTGTGCACCAACCGCAAAACTGATGACTTGGTTTCCCAGCATCCGGACAGTTGCAGCGCTCCAGATCATCGTGGATCGGATCTTCACCGGTCTTCTGCTTGAAGATTTCCGCGGTGATCTTCATGTATTCTCCTTCAATTTGTTCGGAATGACTGCTCTAGACATCCAGTGTTCATCTGTCTGTACATGACCCTTGCGAACCCACTTGGCTACCTTCATCCCAAAGTCATCAAACGGAATAGCATCAGTGACCCGAACAACAAAACCTTCTACCTTATGAGGGTCGAGGTTCACAGCAAGATCATGAAGTACTTTCTCGTCAAAGATGCCGCGATAGAAACGTTTTGGCTGAACGATACCTAGCTCTTTGAACAGTTCATCTTGAGCACGTACACTGATAGCCACGTTTCGCTCTGTCCAAATCGAGAAGCCGTAGAAGTAGCTCTCGAGGTCATCATAGGCAATCGAGTGTTGGGCGTACATGTTCTCACCGCAGATTCTCCAACCATCAGGAATCTGATACGCGATATTGCCGTGAAAGCGCTTTAGCCAATCACGCGACGGGTGATGTCTTGAGTCGAGGCTTCGAGCATGAAAACCATCACGGTAGAGGCTTGAGTTCTCTCCGTCCATCTTCTCGGTGACGATGACTTCATGGCCTAGAAGGCCAGAAAGAGACTCGATGAGACGATCATCGTTCTGAAGCCCAGGTGAAAAATCAAGATGCATCGTGCGAGGATATTTGATCTTCATATTGCTTCTTCTAAGAATGGTATAAAATATTTACAGCTCACATTTAGCTGGCTGTTCCAGTATTCAAATCCACTTTTTAACCAATCGGAGTAGTCGAGAACCTTCTTGTTGCTGCCCGAACGAGCGAGGTAATCCGCTCTCATGTTATCGATTATGAAGCTATGCCCCTTTACCTTATGAAGAGACATGTTCATCAGCCAGTAGATCATCTTCTCCACCAGATAATCATCTTCATTAAAGAAGAACTTCTTGAACCTCTTGATTCGGTCGATAGTGTCTCCGCGCAGCTTACTAAAGTTCTCAGGAGTGACGTTGAATCCACTGTTAGCAACCCACTGACAGTCTGTGAAAATCGTCACTTCACTTGGCTTGAATCCATGCATCTCAGCATATTCGATCGCACGGTGCAAAGCTGTCATCTCATGATAGCCGGTTTGGCCATGTTCTACTTCAAAAGACCCAGCAAACTCTTGCCGACCGTGTACTGGATGAAGAGCGACTACTCCCCAGCCTAGAAGCGTCTTCTTCAATTTAGTATGTTTTGTGAAGAATTCGCTACCGTCGATGTACATGACGAGGTTGCTCATCAGAACTTCTCCGCGGCTAGCAATGCGCGGCGCATCGTTCCGTTCATGTAACCTTCCCCAGGCTCTCTGAGCAAAGCAACGTGATCAATGTCCTTGTCCAGACACTCAATAACTAGTTGACTGAACTCCATCCCCGCAAGTTGCGTTGCTCGCGAATGATGTTTGATTAGACGAGTGAAGGCATGGAGATTGATCGCTCCAGTCTTAGTCCACTCATAGATCAACTTCAGCTGATCTTCGAGAGCCCTTCCTGTGAGTTTTTCTTGTGCTTCGTCGAATTTCATGAATTACCTCCATTTGTTTGATGGAGTAATTATATCATGAGCATCAAAAAAGTAAACTCTTATTTGAGTCTTAGTGAAGCTTTCACTGCGTTCTCATGTGAGCTGAAGATCTTCTTGTAGAGATCAGCCGGTAAGAATCCCTCCGGGCAGTTCTTACCTCCAGAAGAATGCCACTCTTCAGCATCGGCATGGTGCTTTTCGCATAGAGTGATGCCGTTTTCCTTCACGTAACCACCGTTCGGCATCTCATTCCTGTCGGTGATGTGGTGCGCATCAAGATTTTCAGTACGTTCACAAAATTTACACTTGTAGCCGTCTCGCTTGAATACCGCGTCACGAAAGTTCTCACGAACCTGCTTTTTCTTTGTGCTCATAAGTTAACGTTCCATGCTTATCTTTGGCTTGAATGACTCGACCATAGATGATTCTTGTCCAGCCATTGTCATGACCGTGATTGTTGCTGATCAAGTACCGTTCTCCATCTTTCTTCGTGATCTTGTGAGCATCGATGTAACGCCCGTTTACCTTGCAGAACACGATGTCACCAATCTTGTACTCGACTGATCTCTCATAGTCACAAGTAGACGGGTTTGGTAAGATCGGAAGCATGGAGCTTCCGAAACACTTCATTGTCCCGACACCTGTCTCAGTAAGAGACTTCTTCAGCATCTCATACTTGTTCACTCGATCACTCCTGACTCCAATATACTCTTCACTTTATAGTACAGTTCTGGTTGGAATCTGGCTAGGATTGGGCGACCCATAAGCTTTGTCAGGTACCCAACCTTAGCTCTCTTTGCTGAGGGTAAAGTGTAGAACGCAGTTGCTCCCAGTAAGTAACGGTGCCCCTTGAATTGAGCCCAGGTAAACTTTCGTTGGATGACGTGAGCCTGTACTACCTTGATCTTTCGCCAAGGATGTTTAGCTGACACGAGGTAGACTGTAGCTACCATCACGTTCTTCTTAGGCTCTGGCCAGAAAGAATACTGGTAGTTCATATCTTCTTTGCAACTGCTTCGCCAGAGGGAGGCATCGGTTTAGGAAAGATACTCGATGTCGACGTTGTCTCCCTGTACTTGAAAGATCATTCCACCGTTGCCGTAGACCCGCACGGTACCGTCAGCATGCATGTTCACTTCAACCCACGTATACTTTTCCATGATAATGGTATCCTATAAGACTTTTGTTTTAAGGAAGCTCAGGACCTTGTGGTTAATCTTTCACCACGATAGGCACATGACTGACTTTCTTTTGTTGTTCAAAGAACTGATTCTTGTACCCTACACAGTTGTTGATCAGCGTCGTCTCGCCTACTGTTGTCACGTTCTGGTAATGCGTGTGGCCGTAGAACCAGTATTTGACATGAGGGTTGTCCAAGATCAATTCACTTAGGTCGCTCGCATAGTAACCGCTGATGAAAGATGGGGGAAATTCAGGATTTCCTAGAGTTAACAGCGGGACGTGGTGGGTCATCACGACGATCTTCTTGTCACGATTCTGTTCAAAGATCAGCTTCAAGTAAGCTTTATGACGATTATGAGTCTCCAACCAACGTTCGGGAGTGAACCTCGAGAACCCGCTCGCATGCGGAATTTCAGATGGCCACATCACGTCAACCCCCGGTCCATCTTCATAGACCGCAGACATGTCAGCATCTTTCATGAAAGTTGGTAGATTGAACACGGTCAAAGTCTCGCGCTTGTTCAGATCTGTCCACAGAGTGCACCCAACGAACAGATACTCTCCGTCCTCGTAGGTATCACAGTCAAGAACCTTGACGTTGTAGATTCCCATCTGAGTCAAGCGATCATTGCACTTGCGAGCTCCATCCTTGATGGTCAGATACTCTTTACAAGCCCAGTAGTCATGGTTACCCAGCACGATCAAGACCATCTTAAAGCGATTTGCGATCCCCTGAATCCATGACATACCGTTGCTGAAGATGAAGTGACTTCCGATCCACAGATCACCTGTCAGGAGTAAGGTTGTCTCCTTGTCATCTGCGCGGAAGGGTGGATACCAGAGCTCACCCCAGTGACCTTCTTCAAAGAAGGTACCGTTGTACTTTCCTGGGATCCAGTAACTGTCCAGATGGAGATCAGAGTATTGGCGAAGCTTAATCATGAATTACCTCCATTTGTTTGATGGAGTAATTATATCATGAGCATCAAAAAAGTAAACTCTTATTTGAGTCTTAGTGAAGCTTAATCATATTCGTTAGTGGAGTTGACAGGTTGAAATCTCGGTCGATTTGGGTTACAGGCATGGATCTTACCTTCTAGGCTTCCGTGAGAGTACACTAATCTCCAGCCGAACTTGGTCATCTTCCACGCGACGCCGGAACAGCAACAGATGCTGCAGTGAGTTCTCTTTTCTCTGTAAGAACTAGGCTCTTCATCATGATCCATCGAGTCAAACGCCTGAGCTGCATGAAATGGGCTACCGAAGATGTACATTACAGTGCAAACCCTTCTTTTACAGTGTCACGGGTAGGGCCCCAGCTTTCTAGGAAGCAAGGCATTCCAACTTCTCGAGCGATCGAAGCAGCTAGGTTTTCACGTTTGACACTTACAACGGTTCCACCAACGCGATACTTTGCAAGATCATCTGCTTGATCTAAGCAGGTAATTGCCAGGTTTGGAAAGACCTTGACCTTCGAATCAAAGCTCTTCAGGTCAGTCTTAATGCGTTCACGAACCTTGCTGACGTTAAGCTGTCCCATGCGGAACTTGCCTTGGAACTCGTTTTCTTTGTTAGACAGTTCCACTGCATTCTTGAACGGCTTGTCTCTTTCGTTCTCCATCGGTCCCATACCATGACGCGTCAGATAGCAGCGAGTTGTGTAGTAGACTTCGACGGCCGCAATCTTTGCTTCTTCGCAGACATCGATGATATTGGCAAGACCTGTGTTCGAACGAGTCACGTACGGCCGAGTACCTTGATTCCAGTCGAGTCCAAGGCCTTGACTGTTCTCGAAGACGATTCCGTCATGAGCATAGAATCCGAGATCTTTGGTCTCGATCAGAGATACACTGAACACGAAGGTCTCCAACTCATGGAGATAGTTCTGGAAGACTTCTTCGCTCATGTACAACGCTTTCAGTTCATCAGTGATTGGGACTTTCCACTCCTTGAGACGTTCGGGCAACCACTCGGTACGTATGAGATTTAGCTTCTTCTGAATTTCACCGTGATGATAGCCAAGATCGAACGAAGCTTCACCGATCGTGAATCTGAATCGATCTTCTGAGTACTCGTTGCGATTGATCGTATCCATGAAGCCAACGCCGCAGCTTCCGCGAGGATTAGTGCGTTCGCGAGCTTGATTCGCAATGATGTCCCATGGAGTAGTAATGATCGCACGAGGATCTACCATCAACTTTGGATAGTAAATGTGCATTTCATCCAACGCTTTCTTTTCCTTCCAGAATAGCATCGGATTCAACACGAAGTGTCTGCTGAGGTAAGTCTGAACTCCTTGGAATGTGCCCGAACCAAAGTGTCCGAAGGTATGCCTGTTACCGTCAGGAGTCACAACTGTGTGACCAGATTGAGCTCCGCCGTTCGCTCGAACTACGATCTTGGCGTTCTCGCGATTCACGAGATAGTCAGTAATGAGGCCTTTACCTTCATCGCCATAGTTGCTCCCAATAACTGCTTGTGCAAGTTTCATGCGAGTACCTTGATCTTCTCCACGATGCTGGTCGCGGATTCGGTTGTCAGTTGGAACGCCTCGACGTCGCGTTCGATCTTGGATCCCTTTCCCTTCTTGGCGAGAATCTTCACGTTAGTCAAGAAGTGTGGTTTCAACACCTCACAGTTCTTCTCGATCTTGTCAGCTGCATCGATCTTGATACTGTCTGCCATCTGGCAGATGACACGTTGCAGAGCAACAGCTTCGTCCATGATCGTCTGCACCATGGGAGTCGGAGTACTCGCGATCGGAGTGACCTCAACCTTGAGACCAAACTGTTCAAAGCATTCTTTCAACTGTTGGTCACGACCTAAGTACTGCAAGACCCGACAGAGCTGAGCAAAGTTCGCGACGGCAGTTTCAACTCGTGGCTTGGTATTCGGTGACGGCCAACCACCTTGGTAGTAAATCGCGTTCTTTGCCAGTTGGAAGTCCTTATGGTTCAAGCCTGTAAGATCTTGGAAGCGCTTGCTGAGATCGTTCATCTTCGCCCAGTGGACTTCATTGATCTCACGGCGAGTCTTGACAGAGTCAGCAACGATAGCATCGTAAAAGAGTTCGTCTTTCATGTTATTGTCCCAGAGTTTTCAGAAAGTTGCCGAGTTGTCGAGGGTTACCGTACGTCTTGGACTTCTTTGGCTTCTTTGCCTTCTTTGCCTTTTCAAGAGCAATCCGATTTGCTTGCTTCTTCTTTGAACACGCTGAATGGTTTCCTTCAGACTTTGGATGCTTGCAGATCTCACAGATGTTACTAAATGAGAATTTCATATCAAACCTCTTTCTACTTTGATTCTTAGACGACGAGCTGAGCGACCTTGTAGATCTTGCAACTTAACATTTGCCAGTTTCTTAACCTTCGGATCATTGATGTGAACGTTGAGCTCTAATGCTGCAGCCTTGCGAAGAGATCTCATGAGCAGTCGGTAAGCATTCTTTCCAGTACCTAACTGAGAAGACTTCCTCGCATCTGCTAACTTGCGACGATACACTTTATGCTTGCGAAGTTCTTCTTCGGTCAGACCGGATTTCTGCATCAGACGCCGAAGTTCTTTAGCTTCTTCCTTGTTCGGGACATGCTCTCCAGTAACAGTAGCTGCGTGGTATTTTTTAGAGCTAAGATGATCCATCACTTCGCCTCTACCTTGAAGAAAGGGTCATGCCCTTTTTGGATCATCGTACATGCACCACCAGGATGCACGACCATGAGGTTCTGTTCACGATAGAAAGTTCCCTCTCCAAGATTCTTACCAGAGTCGCGAGAGATCAAGTAAACTGGATCACCATGCTTGAACTTGGCATTTTCATCTGTCATAATTCTCTTTCGTTTACAAGATGAGTAATTATAACCCAATTGTATCCAAAAGTAAATAGGGGTGAGAACTATTAGTTCTCACCCCTCTTCATGCCTCGTTTGGATTACTTCGCTACTTTAGCCGAAGTGTCAGCACCAACTTTGCCAAACCGCATTACTCCGCCGCGCTTGGTGGTAGCGACCGTGGTACTGGCAGACATACTGCTGATTGCGTGCCCGACGACAGTCGAGGTGCTGCCCTTCCAGCTCGAAGTAACTTTGAAGACGTCTGCTCCTTCAACCACCTGGATCGCAGAGACGATCACTTCAGACAGCTTCGAGTGATCAGACAGGCGCAAGACTCGTTGAGCACCAATGACTTCTGCCCAGCTGTTGACTACTTCGTCAGTTCGACCGTATTTGCAGTAGTTACCTTCCTCGACGATGACGTGGAAGATGTGGTACATGCGATCAGCCATGTCAAACAGTTCTTTCGAAGAGATGTTCTGGCCGACGTTGTCACCGAAGATCTTCTTGATCTGGTTCGCGGTGATGCCAGGAGGAGCCGGTTCGTCACCCACGGTGAACAAGTAACCCTTCTTGCCACGCTTCTCGAAGCAGTCGATTGAGGTGTGCTGTGCTGCAAAGTACCACGGCAGATCGTATGACTCGAACGAGTTGTAGCCGCCGCCCTTCTCCAGGTAGATGTCGATCAGCTGATTGATGATGCGATTGTCAGCTTCGAATTGAGACACCTGCAGAGGGTTGCAATCGAAGTATGCATCACCGACTGCCATGAACATCAGGTGAGGATCGGTGACCGACTTGCGATCCAAGATCTCGGTGAACAGAACTCCCAGACCTTCCCGCGCCAATGTATCAGCGATCATTCCCATGGAACCGGTAACGTCCAGACCGACAATGATAGCTGTCGAGTTTGGATTGTCGACCGAGTCACGAGACTCACGTACCTTGACGTTGAGTGGGTTCAGTTCGTCCTTTGCAGAACCCTTAGTTGTAAAGATCCTGTCGGTAGACTTTCCGACAGTACTGGTTTTATACGCATCCCAGTCTTTCGCGTCCCAACTTCCTCCGCCCAAGTTTTTCTCCTTTGCTTAGTTACCGACGCTTGAACGTAAAGAAATCGTCGGTTAGTTCATAATGTATTGAACGCGTCGACCACGAAACCAGGAATCTTTGTGGCTTCATTCAATTTCAAAGAAGCTTGTAATTGTTCTACTGTGTCTGGTGTTACAGGTTTTACTTGAGTCATTTCTTTGCTCCATAGAGATCATCTGCTGTTAACTTCAGTTCAACGTACTTTCGTGGGCCAAAGCTGTCGATCAACACTTGCTTTTGCCAAATCTCATACTCTTTAAACGCGTCACCTGTAGAAAGTCCTCTGAGCCACGTCACGAGAGGCATCGGGATGCCCTTCATGAGAAGCTTTGAACCATCGACGTCTCCGAGCAACTGTCGCCCTGCAGCCTTTACTAAGAGTAGATCGATCAGCGGGTTAGCCTTTTGCTTGTTGAGTACGTCGTCAGGAGTGAACTCTACAGCAAGCCCTGGCAAAGCAGTTAAGTTCTCCCCGGCTTTGGTAGTGTACCACCATCCACCCAGCAGAGATATCGAGTGGAACTCAGGTGAGACGAAGCAGTTGTCAAGAGTAATTCCAGCATAAACTAAGCCAGAATACTTCAGGTAGCATGTCAGGTTGTAGAGTCTACTGATCATCCAAGCTACATGCTTTGGATCAACCTCTCCGTTGAAGTGATCAAGGACGTCGCTCAGTAGCAGTTGATCGGGAGTCTTCTTGTATAGAACCACGAGGCGGTCAAGGGTCTCGATCTCTGTAACGATCTCTGGTAAAAACTTCTTGATGTCAGCTTCCATCTTGGCGTTCTCGAACTTGAAGTTCTTGACTACCCGATGAGCATTCTTGAAGAGGTCCTCGTTGTCCTTGAACAGAGAGTATGCGACGACCGTGTCGCCTACGTAGATGTCACCTAGCTCGAAGCTGCGAGTGGAGCGGTACTTCAGGTTGAAGCGCTTTCCGTCGGTTGTCTTGAAGACAACTACTCCGGGAGTGACCCACTCATCAGCTGCGATCCTGAATTCTGCGAGGTTGTAGAGAACGTTGACGTGAGACATGGTGCGCTCATCGACGTGTGGATTTTGATCTGGGTGCCACAAGGACACCAAGCGCCGATATTCTACCTTGGCAGCATCTGCATCACCTGTGAACAGGCCTTCTGGTTGGTCTGCAGGGATCGCTAAGATCTCAGCCGCAGTGAGAGTTGAGACGTCTTTCATCAGTTTCTCACTAGGTTTGCTAGAAGAAGCTCCTTCTTCCATCCATGGTTCATTATAACATAGTCTACTTCAAAAGTAAACTAAATCACCAAATTTTCCACCACTTACCTGATGTTTCAGCCATCTTGTCAAACTCAACAGTAGCTTGAAGCTCCCACTCATCTACAGAAAAGTTAGAGTTTGACAACGCTTCACTGTACTTGGTATCAACCCCCATGATATGATCTCTAAGCCAAGACTTTAAGAAGCTTAACGTCTGGAAGTAAATCGGCTTCTCTTCTACCATGTGTTGCTTGACTAGTCTGTCAAGTTCATTGATTAATTTCTCATGCTCTCTTTTGTGGGCTACAAAGTCTTTGTAGTTTGCCCTTTGCATTAGAAGCTCTTCTAGTGCAAAGTGTGTCTTTGTGTAATCCATCAATGCATCCAAAATGCTGTTGATGACTTTATCTGCTTCGTGGTTAGTAACCGCATCAAACAGCCGATTGATAATGTTGACTAACTCTTGATGCTGACTGTCGATAGTTTTGATACCAACGCTGTATTTGTCAGACCATTTAAAGAAAACTTCAGGCATAAAATCTCCCTTGATAGATCAATGCTTCTTATGGTGGAATACCTTGGTCCCAATTTGGGTGATTGCTCAGGAACCGGAGATAGTCTTGCGATTCGCTTAAGATCTCAATTTCAGCAATCTCTCTACCTAAAGGAATTGTCTTAACTGCAATCGGACACCGCGTCAGGGCGCGAACCATTTGGTCCATAACCCATGTTTTGTTCTCAGGTGTTTCCGGTACGTAATGTCTAGCGATGTTCATCGCGTGGATCGCTGGATCTGGATCATAGCAGGGATTCTTGATGAACATCATAGATATCGTTCTTCACAATCTTATTTGATTGCTTCAATGTGGAGATTTGAATAATCTCCCAAGCGTTCATAAAGCTCATTGACTGTTAGCGGTTCACTGAAGTTGAACAGCACATAAGTGTTACCCCAATCAATACACCAGTTTCCTGCATCGACGTAGTCTTTTGCTTCTTTGAGACCTGTGTTCAGGATCTTTCGAGTCATCTTGATCGCGTTGATCTTGTCCTTTACGAACACCTTGAAAGACCTGTAAGCCGCAGTGTCGATCGTGAAATTTGTGCAGGTGCCCTGTTCCTGCTCTTCTGTCCTGAATTTGATCTTCATCAGCTTTGACACTGCTGAGAACAAAGGTTGATTATCTCTCAGGGTCATGACGCTAACATGATTCAGCTGATCAAGAAGAACCGCTGCTTCACTACACGTAATGTTAACCTTGCTCATTTCTTTGCTCCAGTAAATACTTCACCATTTCCACAGCGAGTGCAATAACTACCGCCTACCCAATTTCTCAACTCCCACATCGTAAGAGTTTTGCAGGTTAGACAGTTTCTCCTTGCGAGCTGTTCACTTGTCAGTTCTCACCATCATGAACTGCGGGAAACGCAGAGCGTATGTCTCGGAGTTCTGCGCTTTGGACAGTTCTTGGGTTTCGATCATACAGGTTTGACCGATGAATTTGTCTTGGTTTTGCCAAGCATAGGTTCGGAAGAACTCGTCTTTGGAAACGCCGCTGTCATAGATCGCTTGCAAGGGAATCTTGTTCTCCTTGGCGAATTGAGCGATCCAGTCCTTGAATTTCTTGGAGTTAACCTTGAAGCCGCCACACTTGGATTTGATCTTGTTGCCGTTCTCGTCTTCACCTTCAACGTAGAAACCACCGAGACGACCTTCGTTCTTGGTTCCCTTGTGACCTTCGTAGCAGCCAATGATCTTGACGTCTACGTCGATGACCGGTTTCCACTTGGCCCAAGTCAGAGTACGTTTCTTGCTGTTCCACTCATACATTCCGGTCTTAGATTTGATGATCAGACCTTCATCTTGACCTGGTAGACCCAGTTCGACGACCTCAGAGTAGAACGCGACTGCTTCTTCAAGATTGGTTAGAATCTTGTAGGTAGATTTGACTATCTTAGTCAGCCCGCGGATTTTGATCGCTTGGGACAAACTCTCGGTTCGGGCATATTGATCAGACTGGCAGCTTTGAGCCTTCCATTCGTTGAGAGTCATCCAGTCAAACGCAAAGAATCGCATGTTTGACTTATCGTTCTTGGAACCCTTTGCCTTGGCAGTTGCAGCGAATCCCTCGGTGGACAATGCTTCTCCGTCGACGATGATGGGACATCCGCAAAATTCTTCCAGCTTGATCAGATCATCGTCGAAGAGACCTTGCCACTGGTCGGCTGGTTTTCCGGAGCGAGAGAGATACTCGACTACGCCGTTCTCGACGATTGCGACAAGGCGCATACCGTCATACTTGACCTCGCCAATACATGGAAACGTCCAGTTGTACTTGGGGTAGACGATTTCGCCTTTGTCGTTCTTGAGGTGTTCGATCTTTCCGCACAGCATCAGGTCAAAGTGTGGAACCTTCAGTTGAGGGTAGACGGTTTCGAAGGTGTTGGTGTTAGCACCGCACTTCAGATCTTTCTTCAGTACTCGTTCGAGAACCGATGCAGTGCGTTCGGTGTATTGCGAGAGAGTACCGGTGACTGCTGCCTTAGCAGCATTTCCGGTCAAAGTACGATCTGCGAGAAGATCGAGTAATTCAAAGAACTGCTTGAAAGAAGGATCTTGATTGGCATAAACTTGAGGTTTGTCCCACTTCTTAATACCGAACACGCGGTATGGGTTCTCCGTTTCCAGGAGGAGTCGAACACCGTCAGCATCCAATCCAGAGAGCGCTTGATGCTTCTCCTTCTTGGTAGAGATATCTTGTGCGGTGAGAATTGCATCTGCGAACGATTTGGTCATTCAATTTCTCCGTGAGTTGATAGTGAAATTATATCACAAGCAACTAGAAAGTAAACACTTATTGTGGAATGATGATGTTCGAAATCCACTGTGTGGTTGTTACTACTCGCGATACCTTCACTTGAGTTTGCCCTGGAACGAAGCAAGAGGGAACCGGAGCGGTTACAGAAGATGGGGTAACAGTACTGACAGAAGTATTGTTGCTGCATGAAAAGATTACATCTGTCGTGCCTTCAAGTCCAACACCGGGGATCGTGATGGTAGCCAAGACCGTTTGGTTTCCAACTTGCGTTGTTGTGTAAGTGACGTTCGGGTAGATGGTTGGAGCTAACACATAGGTAAACTGTACCGGATTGCTAATAGCACCGTCTGCATTGGCTACAGTTACTTCAACGATCGCTGTATCAATGAAAGCAACAGCCGAAGCAGGGAACGTATTCTCCGGTGCAACCGGTGTAACAGCCGCGATCGCTGTCGATGAAGAAGAGTTCACTGTAGCAGAAGCTGACACCCCGCTAGCGTTCGTAAAGGAAATCGTCGGCGCATTGAAGTTTGTACCGTTGACGACGATGGGACTTTGAGAATTGGACGGTACATACGTAGTCGGAGTTATCGTCGAAATCACAGGAATGACTGGACCCGGAGTAACTGGTGTCAGTGGTACTGTTGTGTTTGGAGGGTTTTGATTCCCGCCTCCACCGCCACTGCCAACACAGGCGGAAACCAGCAGCGTGATTGAAATTACTATCAGAACATCAAGAATCTTTTTCATGTTATCTCCGATCAAGTTTTGAGGTGATAATTATATCATAGTTTTTAAGAAAAGTAAACTAAACATTTATCATGTCTTTCATCTTCTTTAAAGCTGCAGCTTCAAGTTGACGAACCCTTTCATGAGAGATCTTTAACTCCCCTGCAAGATCATGTAGAGTTCTAACATTCTCAGCGTCGCAGAGGTATCGCGACTTGATAATTAGTTGAGAACGCGAATCAAGTTTCTCAAAAGCCATCTTCATGGCGTTCAATCGCAGCTCTTCATATTGACTCTCTGCAACGATGTTTTCAGGCTGAAGTGCAGAATCTTCAGGAATGTGCTTAATATAAGAGACTTGATCTTCTTCGTCTTCGCTTGTTGAGATAGATACTTCTCCACTGGAGAAGCGATATTCCATCTCGATGACATCTTTCTTGCTGACGTTCAATTGCTTTGCGATCTCTGCAACTTGATCAGTTTGAAGTGGAGCAAGCTCTTTCTTGAGACTTCTTAAGTTGAAGAACAGCTTGCGCTGCTCGTGTGTAGTTGCGATCTTAACGAGCCGCCAATTCTTGATGACATACTCTTGGATCTGAGCTTTTATCCACGTGATCGCTAGAGTGACTAGCCGAACTCCACGATCTGGGTCAAACTTTTTAACAGCTTTCATGAGACCGACTGTTCCTTCTTGCACCACATCTTCAAGAGGAAGCCCGTAACCTTCATAACCGCGTGCGATGCTCACAACAAACTTCATGTGAGATAGCACAAGTTGACGAGCTGCGTCGAGGTCTCCATTATCCCTGAAACGCCGAGCAAGCTCTTGCTCTTCTTCAAGTGAGCAGTTTGGAATGCTGTAGATGTAAGTCAGGTAACTTCTGAAAGAGCCTGACTTCGGCAACAATGCTACTGTCATCTGCGCCTCCCCGGTGGAAAGTACACACCGACGTTTGAGCGTTCTTTCTTGGCAAACTTTTTCACCTTCTCACGGAGGTGAGGCACATAGTGCTCATCGCGGTTCAAAACCGTCACGATGAAGCTGCCAGTCTGGTTCGTTACACCCACGAAAACGTTGTTCTCGCGGATGAACATGTTGTAAGTGTTGTCGAAGCCGTACTTCTCCCAGATTGTCGTCATGAAGCGAGAGTTGTTCAGGAAGCTCTTCTCTTCAACAGCTTTACTCATGTACTCATATGTCGCTTTCTTCTTGAGAGCGGCCTCCTTGATCCAGTCAACTTCTTTTGCAAAGTTAACACATCGTTCGCGCAGGCGGTCAACAGCATGCTTCGTGAGGGTAAAATCACGTGAACTAGCCATGAGAAGCCTCCTGTTCAACTTGAAGCTTCATTCTGAACTTCACCGACCGATCGTAACGCTTGATTTCTGGCACAGCAAGAAGTTTGTATGCTTCTAGAGCAGTCCCCACCATGTTGAGAGCGATTGATGGGTTGCTAGTACCAGTGAACTTTTCGGTAGTTCTGCGGAGCAAAGTGTCTCCGGTGACACCTGTTTTCTCAAACTCTTCGTACTCGCGAACGATCTGCACGAGTTGATACAACCTCAACTCCCCTACAGCTTCTTTAGCAGTCATGTTTACCTCTGTTCTTTGAAGTCAACGTTTCGATGCAGCCACGACAGAACCTCTTGGGCATTTTGATCGTATGCTGCTCGACTTCAGCGAGTGAGATACAGTAGTCAAGGGTGCCCTCGCCTATGATCTCTGTCTTGGTTCTTTTGGAACCGTGGAGAGTACAGTAGAGAGTACCGTAGACACTGCTTCGGCTGGTTCCGTTATCACGGAAGTGCAGATTGGAGAGGGTTACGGTTTTCATACAGTAGTTTCTTCGAACTCAGAGTTGGGAGTAGATTCAAACTCCAGTTCAGCCCGATAAATGGGGTCAAATTCGCACCCCACTTCAAACTGTTGAGCCAAGGAATGATTCATGATCGCAGCGTCTTCTGCTTGTTGACGCTTGAAGTCAGTAAGCAGTTGATCAACGTGGAAATTGCTGACAGTAGCTTCGCCGTATTCAACGACGATCCCATACTTGGAATCACGAGACAAGGCGAAGTCTACCAAGTCAGCTTCAGGCAGATTGTGGATACGTGCAACTTTAGCAACTGGGTTCCGCATGTTTTACCTCCGTTCATTGATGACAGTGAAATTATATCATGTGCATCAAGAAAGTAAACACATCAATTCCATACTTTTATGCGAAATTTGTTCTCTTTGTCATGATCGCACAAACAGTTGGCACCGGCAGTCTTCAACTTTTCAGTGATCTCTTCATCACTGAAGTCACAGTGTCTCAGATCATTTAGATGAACTCGTACCGTAAGAATCTCTTCACCAAACTGCTGCTTTGACTTTAAGTCAAACACACGTAGATTACATTGTTCTTCAAGAACTTTCTTGATGATGCTCTTGAGTTCTTTCATTTCCATGTCTTGAACGGTTTCTTCGCGAGGTTTGAGTTGGTGTACTGCTTCATCTTGGAGACGTCCTTGATCGCCCATACAGGGTTCTTAAACTTGTAGTCCTCTGACGGAACTTCAAGCTCAGCTACGATGAGTCCTTTGTTGTCACCCTCAAACACGTCAATTTCCCACGTGTTCCCGTCGATCGTGACGAAATAGCGAGTCTTGGTAAGACGAGAGTGGCAGAGATTATCTAGCATCTCGATAGCATCATCACTCTTGATGGGATACTCATACTCAGCTCTACTTCGTCCAGCCCTCTTCCCCTTGATCGTCAACCAACCCTGGCGAACTTGACCGTTTGCAGACAACCGAACCCGGACGGTTGGGTTGTCAGATAGATAACCTTGATCAATGAAGGTGCAGTTTACTTCATCAAAGTTCACCTGTTCGCGGAGCAGCTTCTCATCAACGAGGAACTTGTACTCGATCTCGGTAGCCATTATTTTGTCGCCAAGGTGAAAGCTGGAATCGTCTTACCGTGTACGGTGAGAGAGTACTTTTTGAACATCATATTGTCTAGATCTAGCACCATCTCATCAAAGAACACTTTTGCATCTGTCATCAAGTGTTCTGGCTTGTTGTAGCTCCAATTCCAATTAGTAGGTACGCACCCATTCTTTCGAATTGCCTTGAAGTTATCTTTATCGTAAGATACGCTAGTCCCAGAAACGGTTGCTTCAAAGAATCCATTGAATGCGACTGATTGTACATAGGATCTGGACGTTAGTCCATTTGCCGACTTCACCACGGGGGCTGTGTCACACAGAAGTACGAAATCATCTTCGTGTTTATTGCGCCCGAATCCGAAGATATTTCCCTTATATAGATCAGACGACAAGTAGAGTTTACCCCCGCGCTCATAAAACGAAGCCGATGACTTGTACTTTTCGGCAATTCGCAAGATGTTGCACGGTTGTTGATAAATGTTCTCGGTAGCTACAACTTCGAATAGCTCTGAACCTTTTACTTGCTGAGATGTTATCATGAGATCGTCGTCTGTCAGCTTTTGCTTTGTCAGATAAACGACATATCCATTTTCACCGCCGCCGAGCAAGATGTATGGGTGTTCTGCAACCGCAATCTTCAAAGCCGTGTTAAGATCAGGGCCGGCGCTCGGCTTAATCAATCCTGCGATCTTAGGCGTAGCCGGTAGATCGACAGTGTAAGAGCTGTCATTAGTCTTGCAAGCACTGATGAGCAAATATCTCTCACGAATCGTGTATCGATCTTGTGAAGTGTAGATTGATCGGGGGTAACTGTGGTTTGATTTGCTAGTCTTCACTTCAACTAGACAATTCACTTTACCATAGTAGAACGCAGTAGAACCATCAACCATCTTGACTTCATCCCCTGGCTGAAGAGACTTCAGTGAGAATTTCTTGGCATCTTTCATGCGATTAGTCTGAGCCAGAGTCGCCTGATACTCTTCAGAGCCCTCAAACAACAGCGCATTCTTCGCACCGTCACGAGCATAGATACACTTTCCCTTGATGAGGCCTTGCTCGATCGTAGTCAGTTCCATGAGCATCATGAGATTGCCTGAAGTGATCTCAAATTCGAAACCGCGAGGATCTTCTACTCTCCAAACGGATGCACCGCTTCCAAACCAGTCACGAGAGCGCTTGATGTCACCAACGAAGCGAAACCCCTCTGTAGGGACGTTGTCAATCGTCTTGAAAGAACCCTCATAATCTTTGTAGATCGGATCACGGTGTGCTATCGGATCAGAGTAGCCAACCCACTGATTTTTCAGATGAGTCCAACTCTCGACTGATGCTTTACGTTTCTTGGCAGCTGCATCAGTTCCATCCGGAACTGGCCAACCGAGAGGAAACTTACCACCCTCTCCACTGTTAGCGTCTGGGTGACGAATTCCTACAAAGTACATATTAGGAAAGTGCATATTGAGTTTTCTCCTTAGATGACAGCCCAACAGGCTGCTAGGATGAGAAGGCCAATGATCTAGTGGCCGGTTAAGATTGAGATGACTCCGATCAAAGCGATAAATGGCATGATTCTTCCTAGATGTTGTAAAATTTGTGTAACCAACCGACCATCCACTCATCGAACTCTTTCAAGAACTCGGTATTGCATGTAGGTAGAGTCGTTGTCTTTTCTAGCTCCTTGAGCTTGTCAAGTTTTACCGACAGCTCTTCCTTGATTGGATCAAGCTGCAGCTCACCGCGCCTTATCGAGAGAAGGTGTGCAACGTAGTCAGGTTTGAATGGAAACTCAAGCTTATTCTCTGACAGTAGTTGAAGCCCCTCGTCTACGATGCGCATAGCATGCATGGTAGCCTTCCAGTCAACGTTTGACTCGGAAGCTGCATCTGCACGCGAGCCGTACTTGCTCTCAAGAGCATAGAGTACTTTCTTCGTTTGAGAGATACTATTCGTGAAGGGAAGAGTTTTCTCGAGGATGACGAAGCAAGGTTTCATCACTCCACCACCGATGTCATACTCGTCTTTGCGGAAGTACTTGGGGAACTTCCGCGCGAGAGCTTCAGACGTGTCACGAAAATATTGAGTACCTGTGTAGCAATTAAAGAGTGTAGCTTTCTCCTCATCTAGGAGCGAGTCATCTTCCTTTAGTGAGTTAATCAACTGTGATAGCTCACGAGTTGCGTTCAGCCGCTCGCCCTTAAATGAGTAGAGCGAGGCCTGGTTCACGACGTATCCCATCATCGCCTTGATGTTGGAGGTCAAGAACTTGGTGCGAAGCTCATGCACGAAGTCGATAAAGAGAGGAGTTTCATAGTCAGTTTCTTCGAATACGGCATCGCGAATAGCGACCATCGGAGAACCTTCTCCGCGAAAGGGGATATAAGTAGTTACTTGACCGCGAGGGTCATAGATCTTTTGTTCTGCATGATAGCCGTCGATCGCGAATGCAAGCTCAATCGCGTAGGTCTGACCTTCCACGAAGTGCCGGGCGAAGACCTGCAGTGGGATGAACTCTTCATCTACATCATCAGCTCCGTTGCGAGTGTTCGCCAGAGTGTTGGTTTTCTTGACCTTGTTCTCGATCTTCTTGCAGAGCAGTAGATCATTGATGTCGGGAAGGACAATGTGCTTCCAGTCAACATCAGAAGTAGGAGTTTGTGTGCCGTACAGTCGGCTCCCGTATTGGCAAGAAAAGAGCTTTTTCATTAGTAGAGATTCCTTACTTTTACGTCACCGCACTTTTCACATTGCAACTCATAGTAGTTGCCGATTACGTTTGTACCTTTGTTAGTGATTTGACCCTTAGAAAGGGTCTTCCACTTGTGATCGCATCCAAAGTTGCCAATAATAAGACGATAGAGATAGCCTAGCATTTATTCTTTCCTTCAATCAAATCAGACAAATTGGCTCTATCATATGCACCAAACAAGTAAATTGGAGCAAAAATGACAAGCATAAAAATAGATCCACCAATCATCCCGGTCCAGGAACTTTTACTACCTGCTAGGGCTCCAATTAGTACAAAGACAAACAACATCATCGTTCCAGGGTGATCACCTACATGTGGCAAAGTACCGCAGCCTCTAATTGTTTGCTGGATAATTTTCATGATTAAGTCCAAGAGTTGCCGATTTTGAAAGCTTCTTCCAAAGTGTCATAGACACCTTCTTCATTGATGCGGTCGCCATATTCACCACAATCAAATAATACGAATTTGTCACCATGCTCTTCGATGTAGAACCCACCATCTTTGTAGAGATGTTGATGATGCTGAGTCTTACCATGTTCGATTACAATATGCAATCCAAATTCGTCTTTCATCAATGCGTACTTTCATTTAAGATGATGCATTATATCACCTTCATCTCAGAAAGTAAACAGGAAATGATAGTGCAGCATCCAATAAATATCTTCATAATAACACGAGAGATTCAAATGGCTAAAGCGCACCCACTCATCTTTGAAGAACTTCAGAACAATCAGAATCTTTTATTTTTGACGCTCATTGAGTACAAAAAAGTTCGCTATCTCACGATCGTTGAGAACGTGATCGACACTGAGATTCAGGCTTACATCCTTGATAATCTCTCCGCTGAAGGGATCGATTCTGACTGGTTCTTGAGCGTAGCGACGAAGTGGTTCTACTCTGCGTCTGATCGTTACCCTCTGTCGTTTGAGTTCTCGAAGCTGGGAAAGGGTGACGTGGTGAGGAAGACGCTGAAGACGTTCAACATCAACTCTACGTCACGTGTCATAGGAAAGCTGTTTCAATACAACCTTAATGACAAACCAAAGATCAAACGTCGGAAAGTAATCCCAATTCCGTCCTCTGTTGAGATTAAGTTCAAAGAAGCTTAGACCGGAGTATACTCTTTCTTGAAATCTTCAATTAATTCCAAGATAGTATCATTGATGCAGTTGATGTTCTCAATGCACGCAGTTCCGTGACTACCACTGTCACTTACCTCGTAGACGCCGAAGTAATAGTAGCCGCCGTACCAATGCTTTACGATTTGCGTGAAGACGACAACGTCGTCTTCACGCAAGAATTTCTTTCCAAGAAATGGATGATCAACTGACTTGACATCGTATGTTGGTTCTTTGATCTTTACTCCTCGAATTGCTACATAAAGATCACAATTCCACCGTTGGTACATTCCGTCAGAATCTCTCTTCTCGATCTTCATCAGTCACAATTCCTTACATCAAAGTTCTCTAGATTCTTGGCGTACTCTCTGCACTTCTGTTTCATCTCTGCACGCGCGGCGGCCTTGTCTCTCTCAGCTTGCGCGTGTGATTCATCAAGAATCTGATTGGCTGTCAGCTTATTGCCAGTTATATCTTCCCAGATCTGTTGGCCGATCACCCCGGAAACCATTGCCCAGCCGATGAACAACGCGATCGGGAAGATGATGATCAAGAAGGTCATCAAGACGCGTTCTTGCCAATGTTTCGGCAAGAGAATGTAGATGAAAACAGGTAGCGGAATGTTGAACGGAGTTCTGAATTCTTCTTTAGGATCCATGACTTACCCTGTTACCCCAATTTTGATGGAGTAATTATATCACATGTCTCAAGAAAGTAAACACTTTTATTCAATGTCTTCGATGAA